AAGATAGTGCAAACCGAATGCAATAAAGCTTGCTTTAATTGCTGAGGTGCAGCCTATCTTATCTAAAATTCAAAATTCAAAACTCCATATCATGGCAGGAAAACTACAATTTACCCTACAAGAATACAAGGATGCTGCTCGAAAGTGGCGTTCTGACTTCCTTCGTCTGCCGATTATCGGCTGCGACGAGACTCTTAAGTTTATGACCGGTCGCCCTGGCATCCGCTACAAGGAGAGTGTGGGCACGCTCAACGCTTCGGCACAGTTCGCTCCTTACTCGCCAACTCGCTCGGAGGACGTGAACTTGCAGCTGGACTTCCGAACTCTTGAGACGTTCTTCGGTTCGGTGGTCGCTAAGTTCGAGCCTAACTCGGCTATCTCTACGCTCCTCGGCACTGGTGCCACTAAGGGCGACGGACAGAAGTCTGTACCTACGGCCCGCGAGGTGCTTGGACTTATCGCCAAGTCGCTCTCCGAAAAGCTCAATGATGCTATCTGGAGCGGTGTGCGCAACGCAAGCGGTACTACCACCCAGGATCTTTTCGATGGCTTCGACACCATCACAAAGAAGGAGGTTACTTCCGGTGCTCTCGCTAAGGAGAACGGCAATTACCTCAAACTGACGGATGCCATCACCTCTGCCAACGCCGTTGACGTGGCTAAGGAGATTCTGTTCTCGCTCGATTCTCGTCTTCGCTCACAGACTCTCTTTATGTTCTGCTCGCAGGACTTCGTGGATAAGTATAACGAGGGTTATCTGCTCACACACAGCGGTATTCCGTACAACACGCAGTACAATCAGCCTACAGTCGAGGGTTCTAACGGCAAACTCATCTTCTGTCCGCTTGCTAACAAGACGGACTCGAAGTATATCCATATCTCGCCCAAAATCAATATGCTTTATGGATATGACCAGATGGGCGACGTGGAATCGGTTGACGTTGAACGTTTCGATGCGTTCCTTCTCTCGTACATCGCCACCATGTTCTTCGGTGTACAGTTCGAGTCTATCGACAAGCGACGCCTGAAGGTCGTTGAACTGGCTGGCTTATAGTCTAACTCTTAACAATAGTAATTATGGCAGCATCTAATACAGACGTACAAAAATCTCTTGCATGGGCGATGGGCACACCGGAACTTCCTGGTGTGCGTCGCCGTGTGTATTATACATCCAAGAATGATATTCTTGTTTGGCCTAAACTTCCTCATAACGAGGTCGGACGTGTCACTTCTTCTGTCTATGACGGATCCTTTACGTTGAAGGAAAACGCTGTATGGAAATACATCGACATCCTTCCTGAGAAGTCGCAGCTCACAAGTGAGGCACAGGGTGAACTGCCGTCACAGACGCAGCTCAACAAACTCGTGGCGGTTCATCCGTCGGTAAGCGAAGCGGCATCGGCTGCAGCTGCTTACCTCAATAACAACGACAACGTCTTCATCGTCGAGGACATGAAGGGCAAGCACCGTGTCGTGGGTTGTGACAAGTGGACTACCAAGACCACCGTCACGCAGGATCTCGGACAGGGCGCCACTGGCACCACCGGCACCACTATCAACGTGGAGGCATCGGACGAGTGTCCGGCTCCGTTCTACACTGGCACTATCACCACTGAGGACGGGGACATTGATTGCGCAGCGTAACGGCGAGTAAAGTTATAATCATAGTTGACCATGGACAAGCGGACTCCGATAGACATGCAGGAATTCTTGAATGACATTTCCGTGCCGGATTTATCGGGTCCGCTTGATCTGTCTTCACCCACTGCAGCGTATGAACAGAAGGATATATTCGCCATCGAGAAACGCAAGGCGTGGGATAAGTCGGTTGAAGCGCGGTGCGACTTCACCCGACGCGTCCGGCTTACTCGACGGGCGGACACGTTCTTCATCTCTCTATGGCAGAAGTCGCTGTATGGCAGAACTCTGACGGATATCAAGGGCGACGACAGCATGGTGGCGTTCTTTGCTGATAGCATCTCACCACTTATACGTGACATCCTCGGTGAGGAGCTGAACACGGGGGCGTGGTGTATCGTCACCACTCCCAAACGTCGCCATCTCGTCAAGAACTTCGCCACTCGCATCAGCGAAATGATTGCTTCTCAACTGAACATCCCGTTCTACGAGGATGTTGCTTTCTGCCATTCCAAGCAGCGTATCGGGGCGGTGTTCACTATGAACAATCTCCCCAAAGAGCCTAACTGCATCGTCTTCGACGACTTCGTTACTACTGGCTCTACGCTGAAGGCTATGCGCAATGTGCTTACCGAACATCACAAGAATTGTGTGTTCTTTACTGGCATCAATAATAAGTTATAACAACAAAGTTAAACTATAAAATATGAACAATCTGACTGACAAACTCCAGCAATGGCTTGACACGCCATCTGCTGATCGTGACTGGAACGAGGGTGCTATCCTTCTTCTCCAACTCACCAATAACACCATAATGTATCGTAATCTCAGCATCAATCCTAAGGGCAAGGCTGAGTTCATTGAGGGCAAGCTGCGTGCCTTCCTCAAAGCTCGCCGTGAGGTCGAAGCCCACGACGAGGTGAACATCATGCAGGAGCAAGTGGATGCTATCGTGGCAAGTCGCACAGAGTTCAAGGAACACAACGAAGCGAAGGACTTCAAGGCTGGCAAGCGTGCGGATCACGACTCGCTGCCTGAGGATATCCAGGTGCTCTATGTCGAGAACCTTGATATTACTCACCGTATGCGTGAACTCCATTTGCGCCTACGCTTGTTGTCGGACTCTACTAAGCAGGTGCCGGCTTCAGAACGCAAGCCGTTACTCGACGAGTTTATAAATCTCGATAAAAAGTTGCACGCAAATTGGGACACTTATGACCATTATGTGACAAAGGCAGAATGTACAGCAAATACCGAAACTAACGAAAGCGAAGAGAAGCAGACTAAGGAAACAGAAATTAGTCCATCGCCAACGGACCAATTAGCTGAGCAGCCAAAGGATGCCAGTTCTTCAAAACCGAAGTCCAAGCCCAAAAAGTCCACCAAGGCGTAGGAAGGCATAAAAAGGCTCAGTAAGGCTTACACCTAAATATAGTAATATGAAGCGCAACATCGACATAAGCTCCATCCTAAAACCACTCTCGGAATGTCCACACCAGGCGTATCTCTCCAATGCTCTTCAGGTGGCGGACGTTTTGGAGTGGATTTTGGGACAAGTCGGCAAAGCGGAGATATGGCAGACTTCGTTCTCCATCTCTGAGGAATTCCTGCGTAGGCTCTTCTTCATCGAGAAATCGGGCAACATTTCTGCCTTTAATCTTGTTCTCGACCATAAGGCGACAAACAAGACTTTAAAGCTATGGGCGTTCATCACCCAGACGATGAAGCGCACCTATCTCGCTGACAACCATTCCAAAATCCTTCTCGTGCAAGCGGAATCCGGTGAACTGATTAGTGTCGTTACCTCGCAGAACCTCACACGAGGTAACCGCCATGAGTCCACCTTCATCTCCACTTCGCCCGACATCTTCAATACTCTTCATACATCCGTCATGGATCTTATAAAGAATCATTCCGTTCCGCTAACCGACCTTTTCCAACAGCGCATCAATGCTGCTGGTGCTAACAATTAAAATAATATGGTATATTCAGAAGAAGTTCTCACACAGATTGAACAATATGCTTCAATCTACCTCAAAATCAGCGACATGGCTGTAATTCTCGGTGTTCCACCAGAGGATTTACGCCGTGACATCGCAGACAGAAGCACGCCTGTTTCGCAACGTTACCACCGTGGCAAGGCTGCTTCACGTGTCAAGCTATTGCATCAGGAGATGCAGCTCGCCTACGTCGGCTCTCCACTCGCTCTTGAAAACACCCGTAACAACCTCCTCGATATGGAGGATGATGAATAATTCAAAATTCTCTTCATGTCACAATTAAGCATTATCGACATCGCCAAACAGGACCTTTACACCTCCCAATCGGAATTGGAAGGTAAATATCCTGTTCCCCAAATCGAACATCTACTTCGATTAAGGGATATGGTCACATGGTCCATCGCCAACCCTGACATGAAGGATCGTCAGTTTGTCGACGAGCTGCGCAGCCGTTACGGACTGTCGCAAGTCACGGCGTATGCGGACTTGAAAATCGTCAAGGCACTGCTACCAAACCTATCGGAGTGTACGCGTGACTTCCACCGCTGGCGGTATAACGAGATGATAATGGAAACATACCAGATGGCGAAGAAGCGTAAGGACACGAAGACAATGGAGAAAGCGGCCACTTCTTATGCGAAATTCAACCGCATCGACATCGAGGACGAGCAATCTGTGCCGTATCACATGATTGTCGTCCAACCGTTCTTCCCGACTACTGACCCGCGTGTTGTGGGCATCACGCCGGTTCCGAACATTGACGACCGCATCCGAAAGCTCACGCAGGAGCTTACCACTTCGCATCCGGACACAGAAAATATCGAATACGAACAAGCGGATCTTGTGCTTGATGACATCTTTAAGCCTGAAGACAATGACGAACAAAGTTGATACTTCTCTATGGGACATCGAGGCGAAGCAACACGCTAAGCGTGTGTACTTCAACAAACCTCAGCTCCTGACGCAATACATCGGTGCGAAGACTACGGTCATAGTGGCTGGACGACGCACCGGCAAGACGGATTCCATCGCCTCGCCTTTCGTGCTGCGTAACATGCAGCGTATGCCTGGATCTACTGGTGGTATCGTGGTGCCTACGTTCAAGCATGGCTTGACCAACACGCTCCCCGGACTGCTTGCAGCATGGAAGCGTTGGGGGTATATCAATGGCGTTCACTATGTGGTAGGCAGAAAACCGCCGAAGTCCTTCGCGAAGCCAATCACCGAACCGGCTGACTATGAGCATGTCATCACGTTCTATAATGGCTCGGTGGCGATCATCATCAGTCAGGACCGCCCGGGCTCTTCCAACTCGCTCACGCTTTCATGGCTGCTCATTGACGAGGCGAAGTTCATTGATTACAACAAGCTGAAGGACGAGACTCTGCCTGCAAATGGTGGCATACGCTCGTACTTCGGGCACCACAGCTTTAACCACTCCATGATGGTGCTTTCGGATATGCCTCAGACTACCAAGGGTTCTTGGTTCCTGCACTATGAGGAGAAGATGGACACGGAACTGATTGACACCATCAAGGGCACAATCTACAAGATATGGCAGACGAAGGAGCGCATAGCGCAACTCAAAGAGCAGCGCAAGCCCATTCCTTCTTATCTGCCTAATTACCTCAAATGGCTCGACCAGTCGCTTAACAAGATGCGCTCGGTGGCGGTCTACTATAAGGAATACTCTACACTCGAAAACCTACAGCTTCTCGGTGAAGAGTATATCCGGCAGATGAAGCGCGACCTCACGCCGAAGACGTTCCAGACTTCTATCCTCTGTCAGAAGATTGGCATCTCGCACGATGGCTTCTACTCGTCAATGCAGGAGTACCACAAATATGATGCATCGGATTTCAACTACCTCGACTCGCTCGGCTACGACCGCATCATCAAGGAGGCGCAGCAGGATCTTTACACCATCCACGCCAACAACCAGTTCTCTACGCTTAACAGCTCGCTCGACTGTCGCACGGACTCGGACATCGACCCTATGCAACCTCTCTGTATTGGTATGGACTACAATGCCAATATCAACTGGATTGTGTGTGGTCAGCCTCGTGCCAACCGCCTGAACATCCTCAAATCGTTCTATGTGAAGTTCGAGCGCAAAATCCCTGCGCTCGTCGCCGATTTCTGCACCTATTACGCACCACACCCAAACAAGACGGTCATCTACTACTATGATGCCACCGCCCTCGGCTCTAACTATGCCGTGAACGACCAGGACTTCCACTGGGTGGTGGCCCATGAGTTTGAGCGCCACGGATGGCAGGTCATTGACGTGTACCTCGGCAACCCGATGCGACACGATGAGAAATACCTTCTCATCAACCAGGGCTTTGCCGGTAAGCAACGACTGATGCCGTACTTCAACCGCCAAAACAACGATGACCTTATCCTCGCCATCCAGTCAGCAGGAGTGGAGCGAGGGCGCAACGGCTTCCGCAAGAACAAGTCTATGGAGAAGCAGCCGGAGTCCGAAGAAGACCTCCTCGAACACCGCACCGACGGCACCGATGCCTTCGAT